CGTCCCTTCCTTTTTTCTCAATGCCTTGGGTATGATTTGGAAGTCTTTTTAAATCTTTTTTTGCCTCGGCTTCTTTTGCCTCAATTTCATCAATAAAAATAATTCTATTATTCTCTAAAATATCTTGAAATCGCCCAGTAAAAAACCCTTTTTGGGTTTTTGCAAATTCCTTTTCCCCTACTAAAGATTTTATTATATGTTCTGCAAAAATATTTTTACCTACACCTTTCCGACCAACTAGAAGAAGTATGTAAGAAACCCTATGCAGTATTGCGTGTTTTATCCATTGGAAAACAATTTCTCTTTCTTCTTTAACTGGAAAGAAAAATTCAAAATACCTTTGAAATAATGGAGGGTATGTAGGGGTTTGAGGATTTTTTCTCCAATTAGGGGGGTTATAGAAATTTATTTCAACAAACGGACTAAGTATCCCATCAATTTTAAACTCCCTAAATTTTTCTAAATTATAAGGGTCATAAGTAATTTGGCATTCTTTGAATGGTTTTGCTTTTCTAAAAGCCATAAAGTCATGAGGACTAAGTAACTCTTTTAAGGATGAGTAACTTATATGGGCTTCTTGATTGGATTCCATATTCATTACAAATTTTTTTGAGCTATCTTTCATATCAATAAAAACTTGTAGGTTATAGCCTTTAAGGATTGGGTGCATTTCATTCTCCTCAACTTCTTCAGGTAAATTTTCTTTAAATTGGGTTATGAGATTGTTTAACTCCTCTTTTAAAGCATTAGAAAAATCTATTTTTTTCTTTAAAATGGTTAGGTGAATTTCTTCAGGGAATAGCTCCAAATTATCAGGCTTCTGTAAAAAAATTACGAAACTTTGTAAGTTGAATTTTTGTCCTAAAAACAAAAAGGAAAATTCTTGTTTGCTATTCTTATGTTGATAAATTGAAAGTTTTTCTGAATTTAGTAGATTTTGGAAAATTCTTTGAATTACTTCATTTAGGTGCATCTCAACCTCTCCTAGTTACTTAGAAAAATTTCTTCTTCTAAGCACCTAGTCCCATGGGTGAGAAGTACCTAAATGAAGTGTGAAAAAATTACTTCATTAAAAGTTATTTGTAAAATATTTTTAATTTATTTTAAGCTTCGGATATCCATGTATATATATTATTACTGTCACATACTATATATAAAAAAATGATGAGGGGCTTAGGGCTTCATCATTTTCCGTTGGCGAAAAGTTTTTTGATATGAATTTTAACTCTGAATATACCTAAATGGATAACATTAGCTTCAAATTGGCTTATTTCTTCGAAATTAATGTTGAATTGATATTTCATAAGCCCAAATTTTACCAAAAAACTAATAATCTGTAAATAGTAGGAGGGATGCTCAAGTATTGTGATGATGTGCATAAGAATGGGGGGGAGTCGTCGGGCGATGCACAAACTCATAGCATCATAACACATTGAATTAATTCTAAATTCATAAAATATTTTCACACATAGCATTATTTGTATATACATTTAATTGAAAAAGGACGATAATTGATTAAGTGCAACAATAGCAAAAGGTAAATTATGAATATATTTATTTTAGCGATCAGATTTAAGGGGTCAAAACCAAAAATATTTGAGTTTCAATCAGAAGGATTATTGAACTTTCTATTAACTTTTGAGTTGGAATGCCCAAATAAGGAAGATTTTGATATGGCGTTATCCTATTGGGCGGATTTATGAAAAATAAACTTGGTCGTCCTAAAATTCTTAACCCAAAGAAGTTAAGGACTTGCAGAATAAAAGAAGAAGATTTCCAGAAGATTAAAGAAGTTTTTGGTAGTCTCCAAAATCTTATTGATCTTCAAGTAAGAAAGATAAGACAGAAATAAAAATTTAACTGCGTCGTGATGACGCTAAAAGGGTTTGTATGTATTTATCTATGACCACAATAGTAATAATAATTCTGCTTTTGTTTATTGGGTGGGAAAACATACTAATGGTGTTAACTCTTATCTCTTATGGAATTGGTAGAATGATTAAGTTTATTTATGATAAAGCTGTTTTACTTATCAATTGGTTTTTTAAAGGTCTTATTATACTTAATATAATTATTCTTTCACTTGTACCTACTTTTAACATTTTAAAAGGAATTAAAAGAAGTTCTAATGAGGCTGAAATTATAGTTTATGGGATGATGTGGGTCTTACTTATTTGTGAGTTATATTTTGGAATAAAATATAGAGCTTTAATTATTTCTAAAATCAAAGAAGATTTTAATAAACCATTAAATTTTTTTCTTAGGTAATTATGAAAGACATTATATTATTTTCTTCTATTTAGATAATCATATCAATTATTCTGTATCTCATCACAGGTTGACTAACTGCAATTCACTCTCATATTATCTATATATGACCGAGATTAATAAAAAAGAAAAGCATAAAAATGTAGGCCCTAAATGGCAAGACAGCTTCCCAGACAAGCTCCACAAGCACTTGTCAGAAGGGTACTCATTTCATAGTTTTGCGGGTGAGATAAAAGTAAATCCAGACACACTTTATGAATGGTTGAAAAGATACCCTGAGTTTAAAGAAGCAAGAGTTTTAGGAGAAGCAGAAGGCTTGAAGTGGTTTGAAAAAAGATTACGGGTGAAAGCTTTTGGTGTTGAAGCCGAAGGATTAGACCCAAAATTAATCGATACCGCTTGTTTGATATTTGCTTTAAAAACGCGTTTCCATAAAATTTATGGGGATCAATCAAAGGTCGAGCATACAGTCGTTAGGACGATAGAAGATTTAGTTAAGGAAAAGAAAAAGGAAGTGATTGAATGAGTGAAGTAATTGAAGAGAAGAAAAATACAAATGCAGAATTTAAAGAAGTTATGCAATTACTTCAAGAGCAAGCGAGAGCCGTTAAAGAAAGATTTGATTTAGAAAAACTTAAAAAAAATATAGCTATCCAAAAAGCTAAATTTGAAAAAGATAAAAATAAATATAAAGAACTTTTGCAATTCCAATATCAAAGAAAGCTTCTTAATGACAGTGATCCAGAAATGTCTAAACTTAATGAAATGGAAGCTAGTTCTTGCAATCTAAAATGTCAGCAAGTTCAATCAGTGCCAAGTGCAGGGATGAGAGTTGATATGTTCAAAGAATACCCCGTAAAAAAATACTTTGATGAATCCAGGCAAAAAGATATCTATACTTTTTTTGTTGACGTAGAAATTAAACCAGAAGAACAAATTGATTCCCGCCTTGAATGGAAAATAAAACAAGGTTTCCTCCCTCAAGAATCCGACTTTAAGCCCACTAAAATTCACTGGGCTAGATATTCTCTTAACGAAAAAGAATTCTTTAAATATTTTAAAATTGTCGATTGAAAGAATTATTCGATTACTATTTTTACTCCTATCACTTTTTGAAAATAAGAACTAAACTGCATGGACTCCAGCCATTGCGGTTAAGATCCTATCAAAAAAAGTTTATCGATTTCACCAACAACATCGTAGGGCCAAAGAGAATTATTGTCCTTAAACCAAGGCAAGCAGGATTCTCTACATTATGTGCTTCCTACTTTGCTCATAAAATGTTTACCGAGAAATACTTCACAGGAATTGCCTTAGCAGATAAATTTGCACGATCCCAAGAAATATCTAAAATCTATTCAACATTTTTTGATGAACTCCCAGAACTTATTAGACCTAAAGTGAAAACTAAAAATACTGACCAAATATTTTTTGCAGATCCTAGTGACTTCCAGAAAGGTTTATTTTCAGGAATAACATTTGAGACAGCTCATGACCCAAATGCTGGACGATCAACTTCAAGACAATTTGCCCATCTTTCAGAAGTAGCATTCTATCGATATGCTAGTGACATTGATGAAGGTATTCAAAACTCAATACCACTTGATGAAGATACATTTATCATTAAAGAATCAACCGCTAACGGTAAAGCTGGTATTGGAAAAACATTTTACGACTTATGGCAATCAGCTAAGAATGGGGAATCAATTTACAAACCTTTTTTTGTAGCTTGGTATGAAGTTGACGATTATAAAATTAAGGTAACAAATGATGTTGAACTCACAAAATCAGAAATAGAACTTCAAAAAGAAAATCCTAAGATCACAATAGAAAATTTATTATGGCGTAGACTTAAGCTATCTGAATACCAAACAAGTGATGAGGAAAACTTTTTAACTCCTGAGGAAAGATTCCAACAAGACTTTCCTTCAAATGATGTCCAAGCATTTCTTTCGACTGGCCAACCAATTTTTGACTTAATGAAACTCGATAGATTAATTGATATTCAAAACAAAATGCCTACTCAAAACATTAAAGATAAATTAAACCTTACTAGGCTTATGAATCAATTTACCGATAGACTTAAAATATTTTCCCCTCCTAGAAGTGGCACTCAATACTTTCTAGGTTTAGATGTGAGTTTAGGTCTAGCCCAAGGGGATAATAGTGCAATTTGTGTTATTGATTCTGATTTTAGGCAATGCGCTTCTTGGGTAGGTAAAATTGATCCTGATATTTTAGGGCATTTAGTTATTGATATTGCTCAATACTACAACCAAGCTTTAGTGATCCCAGAAGTAAACAACATGGGGCATACAACACTAACTTCTATTAGAAATGCTGGTTATTCTAAGATTTATAGAGAAAAGATAGAGGATAAAAAATCTTTAGATACAAGCGAGCGTCTTGGGTGGCACACAACTCAGAAGAGTAAAAACTTGATGTTAAATCAATTAATAAAGTTGTTCCGTGATGATGATATTAAGATTCTAGATAAATCGTTTTTAATCGAAATGAGTCAAATCACTAGAGGTGAAAACGGTTCAGTAGAACTTAATGGGAAAGATAGGGTTGTTAGTTTATGTCTAGCTTGTATGGGACGTTTACAAACAAGAATTATTCATGCTACTTCAAATCAAAGTCTTCTTCGTAAAGAAATTTACGGAACAGGTGAAGAGATTAAAAAAGCATTTGAAAAACAAGGCAGGCGGGATAATGATCTTTTTAGTTAGTTTTATAATCATACTAATCCTTATTACTTTAGCTTTTGTCCGAGGGGCAATTTTATCATCTAAGACAGAAGAAATTCATTACGAAAAAATTGTCGAGGAGATAAAAGAAGTCAGAGAAGAACCTTTCGACGGTGTAATAATAAAAGAAAAATCTATCGTTTACTCACCATCAAAGGATATTGATTCTATTCTTAAAAATGGTGAGGATCAATTTTTTGATTAATAGATCCCTAGGTGTTGCATTTTACCATTTTCTAAAGCTTCAATTTCTTGACCTGTGAAACTTACTCCTTGTTTGACGAGTTTTTCCATCATATCTTTGTCGAAGTATTGTGTTTTATACTCAGTTTTTTTAAATTCTTCATTTCCAATTTCTTCAAGCCCGCGTTCTTTTAAGATGGCTTTGTATTGAGAATAGGTATCGCAATAAGCTCTTATGTTGCTTTGCCAACCAGCTTTAAATCCATCTTGAACTTTTGCCATTGTTCTACCAACTATCATTTTTGGGAAACCACAGTCAAAACAGGAGAACCCCGTAGTATATTGTTGTTTATCAAAATCCTCAACATTCATTCTTCTTAAAAATTCATGGCGACATTTCTGGCAACGGAATCTAAAGTTTTGCATACTCATAAAAATACTCCTAAAATAAAAATAACACTTCATAAAAAGGTTACTTGATGAAAGATGAAAATTCAAAAACACTTAGTCTTATTAAAAATATAAAGTCTGATTTAAAAAAGTACAGATCACAATTTGAACAGAACTGGAAAAATGAAGAAGATGCTTATTATGGTTCTATTTGGAAAAATGATTCCACAGGTAGAAAACCTTATGAAAATTTTGTTTTCCCAATCGTAGAAGCTGAAACAGCAATGCTTACTGATGGAATGCCATCAGGGGTTATAGCTTCAAGCAACCCGCAATCTAAGGGGCTTGTAGCAGTTATTAATAAAAGTATTGAGCAAGTTTTAAACGATCAAGACTATTCTGGTAAACTTGAGATGGCCGTAAGGAAGTCTGTTATATCAGCTCCAAGCTATATCCACTGGTATTATGACCATAATGCCAACGATGGTGAAGGTAGAATCATGGGGGAAAGACTTGATTGGCGTCAAGTTTATCTTTCAGGGGAAACTCAAAATATTGAGGATCTTTTTAAAGTTAGGTTAGAACTTAAGAGGACTAAAGATTGGCTAAAAATAAATTATAAAAACTTTGCTGAGGACTTAGAAAAAGAAGAAACATCTTGGGACGATCATTCAGATTATAAAGAAGGATTTGAAACAAAAGATTTAGGCGGTAAATCTGGCAGAAAAAAGCCAACACCATACTATGACAAAGATATTTTAAAGCTGGTTAAAACTTACGTTAGGGACTACTCCAAAGTTAAAATACCAGAAGAACAGACTCAAGAAGAATTACTTGAGGAAATGAAATCATTACAAAATGGCGAAGCTCCTGATGTGGAAGTTGACCAAGATCATAAAGCTCATATTGAAAACCACTTCCAAAAAGTTAATGAATTACTTCAACAATTTGGGTTAAGTGCTGAAATGCCAGAAGAAATTATAGAACAATTTTTCTCTCAATCAGAAGAACTTATTCCAGTTTATGCTCAATACAAACTTCTTATGTCTCATATTGACGTTCACAATACACTTATAAAAGAAAACCCTAATGGTGAAACTTTAAAATATAAAAAAGCTATAAGATGTATTGAATCAGTTAATAATATAATTCTTTATGACGGGGAATCTAAAGACGATCACGCAACTATTCCTTTGGTAGCATATTATTGTTACCGAGATGATGGGCCGTATGGATTTAGTGAAGTTAGAAATTTACTTGATTCCCAAAAATTAGCAAGTGAAATGCTTTACAAAGAGTACAAGGGGCTTAAAAAAGTAGCAAATCCAGCAATCAAAGTTGATAAATCTACAGGGTTAACCAAAGATGATATTACTAATGAAGATGGGGAAATTTATATCATCGAAGATGGGGATATAAACTATATGCAACCAGGGCAGACCTCCCCTCAAATTACTGCGTTTGTGGACAGAAGAAAGCAATCTATTAATGAAATTTCTGGCATTAATGAAGTTTCTCAAGGTAAAACCATGCACCCTAATCAATCGGGTTTTTCTATTGAGAAATTACAGCAACAAGCTCTAGGACGAATAAGACTTAAAGAAAGAAACATTGAAAGACATTCAACTAAGAGAACTATTTTTTTAGTAGCATCTTTAATTTTGCAATATTACCCATACGACAAACTACTCCAAATAAATGAAAAAGAATTTCCTAATGAAGAAATAATTTTTAGTGAATTTGATTTATCTAATTTAGAGTTTGAAGCTCAGATAAATGAATCAAGTTTAATTGGTGTTGATTCAAGTGCTCTTAACGCTCTTTATATGTCTTTTGTTCAGCAACAAGCGATAACTTTTGATGAGTTCTTAGAACTTGCCCAAAGACTTCCAAATAAAGAAAAAATAAAAGAAATGGTTCAAGCGAGAAACGATAAAGACGCTCAACTTGCCGAAATGCAAAATCAATTGTTATTATTGAAAGGAACATACCAACCAGAACAACTAACTAAAGATGAGCTGAACCAATTTCAGCAATTACAACAATCAGGAGCTATGAATGCTTAGTGAATCTTTGCAACAATACTTAGACCAACCCGAAAGCGAAAGCCAAGGAAGTCAAGAAAGTATTGAAAATGAATCAACTGAGGAAGTATCAACTAGCGAAGCTAGCAATGAGAAAACAGAAGTTGAAGAAGCCAAAGGTGAAAAGTCCTTAGAGGACAAGTTAAAAGATTTAGACAGTGAAAAAGAAATCAAGGAGGAAGGAACTTCAAACGATTTATTGTCACAATTAGCATCTCTTGGAATAACTCGGAAAGGGCTTCCAGTAGAGTTTGGAGACATTGAACAAGTCAAAGAAGTTTTATCAAAAGGATTTGATTACACGATTAAGACTCAAGAACTTTCAGAAGAGAGAAAAAAGTTCGATGAGGAAAAAGTTAATTTTGAAAATGAGTTTAAATCAAAACTTGATGAAGTAGAATCTTATCGAAGCCAGCTAGATGACAAAGTTGTCGAAAATGAAATCATGGCGGGAATTCTTCAAGATTTAAAAAGTCAGGATTCTGATTTATTTCAGCTTATAGCTGAATCATTCAATAAGAAAATGAGTGAAATTAATTTTCAAAAAAATAATCCTATCGTTCAATCTCTAAACAAAAAAGTAACTGAGCTTGAAAAATCTTTAACTCAAAAACAAAGCATTGAACAAGAATCCAAGCTAAAAGATATTGCTTCCTCCTGGGAAAAAGGCGTTCAAGAAGTTAGTTCCCAACGAGCGAACCAATTTAAAAAACTTGGGATTAAACCTGATTGGAACAAAGTTCAAGATCACTGGAAAGCAGATGTCACAGGCAAACTTTCAGTCGATCAGGCACTTCTGGCAGTACACGGACAAGAGATAGTAAAAGCACTTGAAAATTTTGAAAAAAATAAATCAGTGAAAGCTAAATCTCAAAATCGTGTAGGGCCAGAGAAAAAAGTAGAAACGAAAAAAGAAGAACAACCAAACACAGGCAATTACTTAAAAGATTTAGAAAGGATTGCTTCAAAATTTAACTATTAAAAAAGGATTTTTATATGGCATTACCGTACAGCGAGATTGGGGCAATTGCTCATAATCTAATTTTAGAAAAAGCTACTCATGGAGTATTTAATTCAAATACAGTTTTAAAAAGATTTAGAGATAAAGCCGTAATTGAAGAAGGTGGAAATAACATTAAAGCTCCGCTAGCTATCGTTGATGATACTGGAACAAATGGTGGGTTCTACTCACCTAACGATTCTTTATCTCTTTCTTCTTATGATGCCCTTTCAGCTTCATTTCATGAGTGGAAATACATTAATGAATCAATTGTTATCCTTAAAGCTGACATAGCTAAAGCTGGTGGGAAATATGGCGTTTTAAAACTTATCGACGAAAAAGTTAGAGTTGGTGAGCGAGCTATGCAACAAAGGATGATGAAAGGTTTATATTCTGATGGGACTGTTTCCACAGGAGCACTTTCTGCCGATCAATACGTTGGAGTGCTTTTAGCGATTAAAGGAAGTGGGACTTATGGTTCTATCGCTCCCGCTGACTTAGCTTCTTGGATTTCTTATGTAAATGGGAATTCGGGCACCCCTAGGGCCATCAGTCAGGCTATTTTGGATCTCAGTATTGAGAAAGGTTCAAAAGGATCTATGCGTCCAACTCTTGGTTTTGGTTCAACTACTGTAGTTGCTAAAATTAAAGCTCTTATGCCAACTTATCAAAGAGTTGTTAATACTAATTCTTCATTAAATGGTTTAGGTCACAAAGATGAAGTTTTAGATTATGCTGGTGTTGCAATCGTAGCAGATGACAACATTGATTCAAGCGATAACGATTCATTCTATTTAATCAATGAAAACTTTGCTAAGATCCACGTTCATAAAGACAACAACATGAGAGTTCAAAAAATTTCTGATCTTGAAACTTCGGATTCATTATTAGAAAGAATTTTTGATTATTCTGCTTTTGTTGTTTATGAAAGATGTTTACATTCAAAAATCGAAGATATTACTTTAACTTAATTTTAAAAAGGGTATAAAAATGAAATTTATTTTTTTAGCATTGTTTTTTACTTTAGCTTCATACGCAGAAGAATGCGTTGAAGGAAGATCAGCTAAATGGCAAGCAGACGGAACTTTTGTTGGGCCATATGAAAAATGTTTTATTAAAGTTTCAAACGCTTCTGGTGGTTCACTTGCTAAGGGTTCAGTTGTTATTTCTGACACAAGCCAGGCAAATCCTCATGTCGTGACAACTTCAACGACTGCTGGTTCTGCTCCAATATGTGTTATCGCTGAAACTTGTAGTACTGGTGCAAAATGTAAATGTCAAACTTATGGGTACACTGACAGCTTGCTTTTTGAAGCAACTAAAGAAGCTTCTGCAGGTCACTTAGTTTTTATTTCTGAAAACGTAGCGAAATATTCTATGGCAGAAGTAAAAGGCTCTATTGCTGGCTCAGATGTTCCTATAGGAACATTTCTTGAAACTAGTGCGACTTCTGGATCAATTAAAGCATTTATTAAACTTCGTTAATGGTGACATTAATACTTGGGCTAGGGTTACTCCTGGCCCATTTTGTTATTAGGCTTGATCCTTTTATTTCTGCGTTTAAGCCAGCAAAAGAAATATTCATTTATCTTGTCATTTTTTTGACAGTATTTTTTTATAAACCTAAATTTAAAATTAGAGCTGAAATATTTTTTGGGTTAATTTTCTTACTAATTTTTGCTTATTTAAATACTGAAATTTTTGCCCAAATTTATTTCTGGACTCAGTTTCAAGCGGTATCAATGATGATATTGCTTTTTGTGATTGTTTCAAAAAGTTATATTAGAAGAAAAATATTGTTCCATTTTATTGCTTTATCATGTGTTATTGAGAGTTTTTGGTGTTTAGGTGAAAGTTTAGATTTTGATAATTATAATTTTATTTTAAATGCTTTTAAATTAGGATTAAGTTCTCCATTAACTAAAACTTTTGCCAGTGGTAGTTTAAATCAACCTAACTTGTCTGGGGCTTATATTGCGATTTCAAGTGCATTTCTTTTTAACTCCTGGTGGATTATATTCCTCCCTTTTGCGATGTTTGCAACGATAGAAACAAGTGATTTACCAGTAGCCACTTTTCTTTTTGTGTTAACAGTTTTTATGGCAAGAAGAGAAAATAAAATACCAAAAAAAGCTTTGTTTTTAGCTTGGTTAATTCCTGCAATTTTGTTTCTTATTTTTGGGTTCCCCAACAATTTAGATAATGGGCGTTACCCAGTATGGGAAGCAATTATAAAAAATAATGATAACTATCTTCTTGGTAATGGCTTAGGGCATTTTGCTATGTTTTTCCATCAAACATTTTTACCAGAGATGGGAGTTATTTTTAGGAATGCTCATTCAGAGATTTTAGAATGCTACTATGATTTTGGTTTGCTAGGGCTTAGTTTAGTATCTTATCTTTTTTATCAAATAATAAAATACCAAAATAATAGAATTTTAATAGCTTCAATATTTGGGATTATTTTTAACTGCTACGGGAATTTTACTTTTCATTCAATTCAGCTTTCATATTTATGCGTTATCATTTTAGCTTTATCCCACAAAAAGAATGATCGACTAGATTTTTGATGTTTGATATTCTTTTTAAAAAGGGTTTCAAATGTTTAATAATGGGAAAAATTTTGTAGATTATTTAGGTTCAAGACTTTGGGATTCCTCAAGTGATTTCAGAAGTCATATTCTTCGATGGATCAACGACATTCAAACAGACATTATTTCCGATAAAGTAAAAGTTGATTACTTTCTTTTTGAAATGAAAAAGAGAATTAGTACAGGCCAAAACTATATCGACTTAAATATCTCTAAACCATCAACTCCCACAGTCGCTATTGCTACAGGTGGAAGTTTAACCAATGGTACAGCTTACAAAGTTTATACCACATTTGTTCTCTATGATAACTCAATAAGAAAATATATTGAAAGTGAAATGAGTTTAGCTAGTGCCATCGTCACAGGCACTAGCTCAGATAAAACAATAAATATTACTGCAATTGATACTTACCCAGGTGACACCGATATTCACCCAACAACAATTTATCGAAATATTTATTTAGCAAAAAAAGCTAGTACGGACACTGCTTATGGGGACCCATTTTATGTTGGCCAGATAACAAATAATACGACAACAACTTATTCTATTACGAGTGAACCAACTTCAACTGTAACACCTCCAAGTTTTTCGATGCTTATTGATGTATCTAGGAAGGGACTTTGTTTTCAGAATTTAAATACTAAACTTGTGCAAGAATCATTTCAAAAAATCTTAGACTATAACCCAAAACTTGATAGCGAAGGTGACCCAATTTATTTTGATTATGTTGGGCAAGACAGATTATTTATTCACCCAAAATTTCCTTCAACTGCGAGCTCAGACAATAGAACACTTTCTTATTACGTTTATCGTAAACCCCATGAGGTTTTTTATGATGTTGACAGAGAGTTAGATTTTCCTCTTGAGATGATGGCAGTGGTTGAGCTTGGGGTAGTTTGGAAATCCTACGAGTTTAGAGATCGAGCAGGAAAAGAAACTATTCAAAATAATTATGAAGTAGCTAAGAGAAATTTTTTAAATAAATTTTCTCAAAAGAAAGGTAGTGCTTCAATTAGGAATGTAAATCCTGATTGTGATGGGTGGGTGTAGAGTATGCCTCAAGCATTAAAAGCGGATATAAAATATAATAATTTATCGATTCCAGTAAGCTATAGAACCACTAACACAAAATTTCTCAATGATTCATTAAATGTTTTTACCAATCAAAACAGAATCGATACAAGATTTGGGGTGCAAAGATTTTCAACTTATGCACTTAATGGCTTAGGATTTATTTTAGATGTTTCACTTCTTGATGAAAATTATCTCGATGATGGGACTATTGCTGACGAATCACTTTTAGAAAATGTTACCTCAATATCTTTTTTCAAAAAAACAGATGGGACTAAATATTATATCTGTAAAGCTGGTACAGTTTTATGGGCACTCTCCACAACTGGACAACATACAGTTTTAAAAACTGGTTTATCATCATCAACAAAGCATAGATCAGTTTCATTTAATAATAGATGTTTTATAGCTATCGAATCCGATGGGCTTTATTCTTTTGATGGGACAACTTTCACCCAACTTGGGCAAGATCCTCCCACAAGTGCAGTAACTTTAGGGGCCAGTGGTGCAGGGGCAACACTTCCCACAGCAAGCTATCAAGTAGCATTTACTTATTATGCTTCTGGAATTGGATTTGAAACCAACATAGGTACAGCCAGTGCTAGTCAAGCAATAACACTTGGCCAACAACTTGACGTAACATCAATTTCAACAACAACTCCTGATAATGCTTTAATTGATAAAAAAAGAATTTATATAAAAAATGTAACTACAAATGGCGAGTGGTTATTCTGGTCTGAAATAGATTTAAGTGATTCCACAGAAACAATAAATTTAGCGATAACTTCAACTCAAAATCCTCCTGAAACTAATGCTAGTCCACTAGATGGGGGCGGTAAATTCTTAGACGTATTTGGTAAAAAACTTGTTTATTCGGGAAGTGCTACTTACCCAAATGATGTTTTCTTTTCAGAGGAATACATCCCTGATGCTTTTGACGACGCCACAGAAAGCAGACTTGTTTTTAAGGCTAGTGGCGATGGAGCAATTACAGGAATTAAAACAGGTTATTTTAATTTAGATAAAATGATTCCTTTTTTATGTGTCTTTAAAAGAAGATCTATAGAAATTTATTCTGACTTTGAAGGGACACCACAAATAACAAAAATAAATAATATTGGTTGTGTTGCTACTGATACCATTAAAGAAATTAATGGAAATGTTTACTTCATGTCAGAAGCAGGATTTCATATTATTTCCAACGGGAAAATTGTTGAAAAAGATAATAATTATTTTAAGTTGGGTGACGGTGAAATCGATGCCATATTTACTGATGAAGGATTTGGGTATCAATTAAATTTAGCAGAAGCAGATGACTTTTTTAGTGTTTATTTTTCACCACTAAAAAGCTATATGAATTTTATCGCTGAAAGTGGTACAACTCTTTTTACTAAAAGCTATAATTATGAGCTTGAGATCAATGGCTTCCGTCCTTTTCTTTACCCGATAAACTATTATTGTGCTTGTGAAGCTGAAAATTCAGACAATGAAACTTGCATTCTCATCGGGGGAAAGAACGGACGAGTTTACTCCTACTGCCAATCAAACACTAAAACAGATTACGACACAAGTAACACGGCAACTGATATTAGAGCTATGATTCAACTTCCTTGGATAGCTCATGATGATTTTGATGCCACAATGAACTTTGGAACTTTAATTTTAAAAGCAATTACAAGCTCTACAGCATTATCACTTAGATATTTTTTAAATTATGATACATCTCAAAGATATAATGCGAGCTATTCCGTTTCCAGTGTTGGGGGATTTGTTTTAGATGAATCCTATTTAGATGTGGATTATCTAGGAGATAATAGAGCAATTGTTCGGCAAGTGGGTTCAGGTGTTTATAAAACAGCTCAAAGTTTATCTATCCAAATTGAACAAACAGGACAAAATTTAAATTTAGGATTAATAAGTTTACAAGTATCAGCTTCAAAAAATGGTAACCCAAATTAAAAGGATTTTATTATGTCTAGTGACTTGACCCGTTCAAACTATTCGGCAAATAGTATTTTAACAAGTTCAGCTTTAAATGCTGACTTCAATCAAATTTTAGCAAGGATAAATGATTTTCCAGGAGATCAAATAACTGCTTTAACAGTTCCGAAAACAGCTTTAGAACTATCTGCAACTTATTTAGGGGTAACAACAAAAACAGGAAACTACACGATAACAGCATCGGACACATTCTTACTAGCAGATGCCACAAGTGCTAGTTTCACTCTAACTTTACCGGCCGCCGGAAGCCATTCAGGATTAGTTTTAAGAATAAAAAAAATAGACTCCAGTCTTACAAATACGGTTACTATTGATGGGAATGGGAGTGAAACAATTGAAGGGTCTACTACTAAGATAATGTACACTCAAAATGAAGTTTACATTATTGTTTCTGATGGGACTAATTGGAGAGTAGTAGAACATAAAACAACTACACCTTGGACAGCGTACACCCCAACATTTACTGGATTTGGGACAGCGACTTCCATTAATTTTAAATGGATGAGAGTTGGGGCGAATTTATTTGTTGAAGGTACCTTCACCCATGGTACTTGTACGGCCGTCGAAAATAGAATCACTTATCCTTCTACTTGGACATCAGCTTCAACTATAGCAACTTTGGAAAATGCAGGGGCTATGCTATACGGAGCAAACTTAGGCTCAATTTTCGCTCTAAGTATTTTAAGAGAAGCTAGTGTAAATTACATGACAGTAGGCTATACAGCCTCTGGTGTTGTGGGTCTGGCAAAAAATAGCTCAACTTCCCCTTATGGTGGGAACAATGTTTTATCTCTTAAAATGTCTACTCCAATAACTGGATGGGAGGATTAATTATGTTAGGAAATCTTTTTAAATCGGTTTCAAAGTCTGCTTCTGGAATAACTAAAAACCCATTTAAAGCCAGTCTAGCGGGTGTTACTGGTGGAATGTCACTTGCTGGTAACGATATTTTATTTGGTAAAAAAGCTAAAGATATAAAAGGTAGTTTTGCAAAAGAAGACCCAAGACTTGCTCAACTAAATAAGAGGGCCCAAACTGGAAGATTATCAGCAATTACAGGCTTTACCGATGAAATAAATCGGCTTCGTGGTCAAGATGTTGGAGCTTTAGCAAATCTTGATTTAGCTAATAGAGAAAAACAAATTGGCGGGCAATTTCAAGATCAAATAAGACGAGCTAATCAACTTTCAGCCCAACGGGGTTTAGGTTTAAGTTCGATTGGACTTGGTCAAGTTTTAGGTGCTGAAAGAAACAGATCACAAGCACTAGGTGATGTGAGGGCGCAACTTCCCATGCTCCAAGAACAATATGCCCAAAATAGAGCCCAAGGGCTTTCACAAGCGACTTCTGGGCTTGGTAGCGTATTCAACACACTTCCAATAAGACAATATACAGAAGGGGCAAAAGGTCAGCGAGGCGGTGGGCTTCTTGATGTAGCTTTAACTGGGGCCGGTCTTTACTACGGTGGTGGTAGAGGCGCTCAAGCAGGTCAAGGAATAGGGCAAATGCTCAGGGGTTACGCATGATAATTCAAAATCAACAATTTAGACCAAGACAAAGTTATCTCACTGATAGGCAACTCGCTTTTGAGCAAGGTTTGGGAAATCTCGCTCAAGGTCTAGCGGGTGTTGATGAGAATTTACGTCAACAACAAGAAACAGAACGGGAACGTGCTTTACTCGCTCAAAACCAAGCGATTCAATTAAGACAGCAAGGATATGATGTTAGTCCTGAAGAAATTCTTAGGACTCAAGGAGCTGAACCGAAAGGTGGATTTGCCTCATTATTTGAAGGTACAAAATCAGCTCCTTCATTTTTAGATTTATCTAAAAGAACACCTGAGTATTTAGCAAAACAAGAAGCACTTAAACAACAAGCGATCCAAGAAGCTCAAGATAAAGAATTTGATAGAAAGTATAAAATGTCTCAGCTTGGCGATACTAAAGCGCAAAGAGATTTTCAAAATCAATTAGCTTTAGAGAATTTAAATTTAAGAAGACAAGAACTTGCTAGTAAAGCAGGTGGAAATTTATCTCCTCAACAAAAGTTAAAAGATATTGGAGCAGAAGGAAGAAGTAAAATTGGTTCTATTGTTAGTGGGCTTCAAGCTATAGATCAAATGAGTTCTGCTATCGAGTTGGGGTATGGTCCAAAAAGAATTACACCTGACACCTCAATAATTGGGACTTTTGTTTCTGATGATCCTTATACTGAGAGGGAAAGAATTTTAACGGAGGTTGTGGGGCGGTTACAAACTGGGGCAGTTATTAGTGATGATGAGAAAAAAACATTTTTAGCTATGGGCCCTAGGCCAGGTGACTCACCAGCTACTCAAAATAGGAAGATAGGTCAGCAAAAAGAATTCTTAAGAAATAAGTTAACTGCATTTGGGCTTCAAGAATCTGAACTTCCTCAACTTGGTTTTGATTATCAGCCATCAACTCCTTCAAATATGCAACAAGTTCAACCCATGAGTATGAGTGGAAGTGCTTTTGCTAATGAGCCATTAAGCCAAGCAAAAATTGATAGGCTAAATTATTTACGTCAAAAAGCAGGGGCAAAATAATGTTAACAAAAGCCGAGCAATTAGAACTTGAGATGTTAGAAGCCGAAGAAATGAAAACTAAACAAAATCAACTTGGACTTAATCAAGTAAAAGTCCCTCATCAATTAAATCCTAATTTAACTCATGAAGAAGCTAGAGAATTAGCACTTTTAGAAGAAGAGGAAAAATTAGCTTTACAAAGATCCCAACCACAGCAACTTGACTTAGAAGTCCCAGAAGCGGACTTAGGTTTCGCCACTCGGGCAAAATACGCCATTGAACCGCTTGAGTCTAATCGTAGGGCACTTCTTATTAAAGAATTTGGTGCGGAAAATGTTTTGCAAGATGAGAAAGGCAATGTTTTTTTAAAACAAGGGAAATATTTTCGACCAGTAAATCGAGAAGGTTTTTCAACTGCTGACATTGCAGAGGTCGGGGGAACTCTACCAGAACTAATTGGAACGGGTGCTGGTCTTGGTGCTGGCCCTATAGGGGCGGTGGCAGGTGGGGCACTTGGTTCAGTGGCTAGGCAAGGACTTTCAACTTTACTTGGAACGCCACAAGTAGCTTCTGGAAAAGAACAAGCTCTTGAGATTGGTTTAAGTGGGGCTATGGGGGGGCTTGGTTTTGGTGTTGGGAAACTAGCAAAAGGCGCGGGCAAAGCTCTTTCTAATCTACTTCCAGAACAACAAGTTGATGATGCGTTTAAAGCGATTTCTGGCAAGGTTGGAGTTAAACCAACTAAGGGTCAGCTTGTCGGTGGTCGAGCTTTAGAGATAGAAAAAACTCTCCAAGAAACTCCAATTTTTGGTAGAGGAATTAGAAAACAAACTACAGAGCAAGTTAAACAACTAAAAAATAATTTATCAGATTCTTTTGGGGATTTTACCGATCTTGATTTTGATAAAACAACAATTGGAGCTGAACTAAAAAATAGAGCTGGTGCAAATTTAGACGCTATAAAATCTCAAGCGGTAAATTTATTTGATGAGGTGGCTTCTCAAGGCGATAAAATAAATGTTAGTTCAAATAATCTTATTGATTCATTTTCTAAAAATTTATCTGATTTAAATATTATTGATAAATTAGGGAACCCAAAAAAATATAATGCTTTTTCTGGGCTTACTAAAGATCAATTCAATAAAGTTCAAGGGGTAACACTAGATTTAATTTCAGCTATTAAAAACACCGCTAAGTTAAAAGGCGGGGTTATCAACGCTAATGAGGTTAATACTTTAAGGAAAACTATTGATGCTGAAATCAGAGAAGCTGGGAAGATGGGGCTTGATGATGTTGCTTTACTTAAAATGAGGGAAGCATTTTTAGATTTAACTGAAAATATGCTAGGAACTCAAGATAAAAAAATACTTGGTTCAGGCAGTAATTTAAAAAATCAATTTAAAGAAGCTAGAAGCTTATATAAAAACTATCTTCAAAACAAAAATGTTTTGGAAAAAGATTTTAAACTTCTTGGCCAGAAATCCCTTAGCGATGAAAAAGTCATTGATAGAATTTTTAGGGATTCAAAATCACTTGATACTTTTATTAATTTAACTGATGAAAAAACCGCTAAACTTGCAGGTGATAACTATATTAGAAATTTACTTTCAAGTAAGATTGGAAGAGATGGTCAATTTGCAACCAAGACAGCGATAAAAACAATTTACGAAAAAGGTAATCAAATAAAAAAAGCTATCGGCAAAGATGGCTATGACAATTTGATTACTAACTTAAAATATTTAGATCGTATTGGTGAACCAATTAATCCAAGTAAAACAGCGATTACCGAACTTAGAACAAATCTGATGAAAGGTGCTTTTTTAAAAGGTGAACAAATAGCTAGAAATAAATTAATTCCCGCAACAAAAAAAGTTTTAGAATCAAATATCCCATTTAGGTCAGCTTCTCAGGCAACTGGTGATATTATGTTTAGAGATTTGTTTCGAGGTGACCAATGAGCGAACTTGTAGGCGTCCTTCCAGCTAGATATTTCTTAAATGTTACACCAAGCGATTCAACACGACTTACTTACGAAACAAGAGGCATTCTTTTAGGTGTTGCAGGGGATATTGCAATCGCTGATGTCACTGGTGCTAGTGTTGTAATTTCTGGCTTAGTCGCTGGCATCATTCACCCGATTTCAACATTCAAAATATTTTCCACTGGCACAACTGCCAGTGATATTTGCGTTTTATGGTGATTAAATGGGACTTATAATTGGTAATGTTATTTCGATTGTTAAGTCAGACATAATTATCGAAGAGGAAGAAACATTTTTTTTACTTCAAGAAAATGGGGATTATCTTCTCCAAGAAAATGAAGACAAAATTATTTATCAGGAATAGAAATGTCAGATTTGAAAATTAGTCAACTAACAGAACTCGCAGAAACACCAGCAACAACCGATGTTCTACCTATTGTTGATATCTCTGCAACTGAGACAAAAAAAATATCAGTATCAAATTTAACTGCTTTAAAAGTAGATAAAACAACCCAAGTCATCGCTGGTTCTGGAATGAGTGGTGGGGGTGTTTTAAGCGGTGATGTAACCTTAACCAATAACGATAAGGGTAGCACAGCAGTTAGTAGTCACGTAGCTGAACTTGATCCCCATTCACAATATTTAACTGAGAGTGAGGGAAACGCTTTATACCAACCATTGGATTCCGATCTTACTGCCGTAGCAGGGTTGTCGGCGAATGGTGTACTAGCGAGAACAAATACAGGGGCATTTTCAACTAGAACAATAACCGCTTCTACTGGTATTAGTGTTTCTAATGGCGATGGGGTTAGTGGAAATCCGACAATCACAAATACTGATTTGGGTTCAACCGCTGTCACTTCTCACGTTGCTGAACTCGATCCTCACACGCAATATTTAACAGAAGCTAATGCAAGTTCAACTTATCAACCGCTAGATGCCGATTTGACCGCTCTTGCAGGACTCGCCACAACTGGAATGATGGCAAGGACAGGGGCTAACACTTACACCATGAGAACCGTCACTGGTTCTACTGGGTTAACAGTTTCTAATGGTGACGGGGTTAGTGGGAACCCAACTTTAACTTTAGACTCAGATTTAACAGCACTAGCTGGAATGTCATCAACTGGAATGCTTGCTAGAACTGGAACTGGTGCGATGTCAGCAAGAACAATAACGGCTTCGACGGGTATTTCAGTTTCTAATGGTAGCGGTGTTTCAGGCAACCCAACGATATCAACTAATGACTCTCAAATAGTTCATAATAATTTATCGGGGTACGATGCCAACAGACACATTGACCATACAGGCGTCTCTATCTCAACTGGGACAGGATTGACGGGTGGTGGGACAATAGCTTCCACTAGAACTATATCACTTGATTTTAATGCACTAACAGAAGAGACATCAATAGTCGACGGTGATTTTATTCCTTTGTATGATGCCAGTGAAGGTGCTCATAATAAAGTTAGTGTTGGGACACTTCGAAGACCAAATAATTTTATCGTATCTGAATTTGAAGATTTCACAAGAGTTAATGCTGGCGATTTAACCGCAACCACTGCAGGGACAGGTGGAACATCAGCAACATTTTCGGGTACATCTCCAAGCTTAGTTAACCATCCTGGTATTTGGCAACTTGCAGGCGGTTCATCTGGTGGAACTGGAATTATCAGAGAAGCTTTTGATGTCTATACCTTTGGAGGAGCGACGACTTATTCTTTTGAATTCATGATTTACATTCCAACTCTATCAGACGGAACAGATACCTATAAATTTAGAATAGGACTTATGGATACAGCTCCAACGCTAGGGCCAGATGCCGATTCAACCGATGGGGTTTATTTTAAATATGATTCAACTGTTTCAGCAAATTGGATTTACTACATTGTTAAAAGTTCTGGTTCTTCATCTTCTAACACTTCAAGTACAGCCGTCGCAACTGGCTGGACAACACTAAGAATTGATATAAACACAACTCCCCAAGCGACATTTTACGTTAACGGTGCAAGCATTGGTTCCCATTCAACTCAAGTTCCGAATACAACTTCTGACAGATGTGGGAGAGTTGCAAGGGTAGCAAAAACAGCAGGCACAAATTCAAGATCAGTTTATTTAGATTATTGGTCAAAATATATAACCTCAACTTCAAGGGCATAAATATGAAATTAATATTAGAAAAATTGGGCGACATATTTTCAGGATCATTAAAGCTTTTAGTTGTGGTTGTTTCTATTATTATTTCAATCTATAATTTTATATTGAGTTCCCTTGATGAAAAAGTTGAAGTGTTAAGAAAAGAAGTTCACAGTTTAAGAGATAGCGATACT